TTAGTACTTTTTGTGTAATTTGACAAGATTATTCTCCTTGTGTCAGATAAGCTAGTAACATTTCTAATTCTTGTAGAGTTGCATAACCTTTTATGCGATTAGCTTTCCAAGAGATAATTTGAATGTTATCTGGTGTGTAACCTTTTGTTGAATCTATGCGATCAATACTAGGACTATTTTCTCTAAATCCAGCAGTATTAAATTCTAGTTTCATTCCAAAAATAGGGCAACATCCATCAGTAGGATAGATTGTTTTTATATCTTCAACAGTAATCGTATGTTCACGATTCTTATTTCTTGCTCGTTGTTTTGATGCATTGAGCAACATATTCAAACGGAAGTCAAAATCTTGTCGTTTATTGTCTAAGTATTGTTTTTCGTAGGCTTTACGTTTCTGTGGATTGTCTAATCTACGCTTTGCTTGATACGCAACATCACATGGACGACACTTGTATTGCAATCCATCAGGAGATGCTTTGTTTTTTGTAAATGATGTAAATGGTTTCGGTTCTTTACAGCTATTGCAAATCTTTGTTGATTGAACAAAATTAAGAACAGTACTCATGATATTTTCCCGTTCTTAGATTGAATCTCAATCTTCTGAATTGATAATTGAGTGCCGTTGATCGTAGTTTCGTAACCAGTTTGAACAATCTTTCCCATACCAGAAGCATTCACATCCAATGTTCTGATAAGCACACCACTTGAATACTGAGCAACCCCATATTCAGCTATTCCATACTCGGAAATAGATTGTGTAGCAATATTGGCATTTGCAGACAGATAATTGGCGGCGAAGTCAAATCCCCACTTGATCGTCACAGTTTGGTTTGAGCCACCAATAATGATTGTCTTAATCCTCTTGAGAACAGAGATCTGATTCTCATTGCCTAAATCAGCATGGTTGGTGTAGTACGCCATCCGATAAGTAGATGTGCTATCTAAGTAACCATCATACTTACCAATGTATCCAGTCTTACCAATGTATAAATCACCATTTCTAAGCGAATACAAAGACTTAGGAGTGATGGAATCCCACTTGGTTACTCTGTTAGACCCATCTTGCAATTGCATCTTTGTATCAAAACAATAGACTTGTGCTGAAGTAGGCAAAACCAACAGATAAAAAGCATTCTTCTCTGAGTAAACAGACTTCAAATTAGCCAATGTCTCAAAAGCCAAAGACCCAATTAAATCAGAACGAACATTCTTAGATATGTCTCTCAAAGGAGCAGACTTCTCTTGGATAGTCCTCATCAATGAACGAACACCAGAGTCTGACAAGAAAATTACATCAGTACCAATACTTTGAATAGAATCTCTAGCAATACATCCAATAGAACCTACTGTGTCACTTAACTGGAGCGTTGCAGGGGTTGTTGCACCAGAGTAAACAAGAATCTGTCGTTTACCAAAGATAAACAAGAAATCATTGTGAGCCGCCAATCCCATGATCTCATCAGAACCATTAGGCCATACACGAGACACATCTAAAGTACCAGTAGTACCACCCCCCCATACATGACCTGCAATCAGATCAGAGAAAGTAATCGTTACTTTGTTAGTAGATGTATTGGCAACCCACAAACGACCAAAAGCAGAAATACAGATGTTTGCTTGAGGAACAGTACCTACATAACCAGTCTTCTCAGAAACTCTGCGATAAGTGGTAGTACTCACCGCTGGGTCATAAATCAATGGATCGTGTCCAGTTTGGAAGAAATAAGTGATTCCATTCAAAGAAGCACAATGCCAGTTACTAGCACTAATGGTAGGAGCAGAACCACCACCACCATAGGTCAACTCAGTCACAGCATTGGAAGTACCAAGTTTGAACAACTTATTGTTGCCAGCAAACAACACAGTCAATGTGCCATCAATCTGCACTAACTCATGGATAACAGTTACATCGTTAGACCCAAGGTTTCCAGATGAAGAATTAACCAATGTATAACCCTTGCGAGCACCAATACGTCCATACTGGTCAATCACGCAATTAGAAGCAACCAAAGCAAAGCCAGAAGACAAATCCAATGGAGAGTCTTGCGTATTCAGACCATAAAAGCCTGGTGCGCTTACACTGTTACTTTGTAGTGGAGCTGCCATTACACTGCCTCAAATACTTGTTCTTCAGGATAACGTGTGCTCTCTGTTGCAATGGCATCAGACAACATACCTCTAAAGAGCGCATAAGCCTCAGAAGAGCTAGTACCACCATCTTCACCACGCTCAATCAAAGCACGTGCATAAGCACTCTGAGTCACCAAATAATCTAAAACCTTGACAGAAGTGCCATCAGAAGTCAAAGCCGCTTGTGGAATGATCACATCAAACAAAATAGTGAAGACACCATTAGGAATTGGATACAAGTCAATCTTTGTATCACCACTGCCATCTACACCATTAAAACAGTACTCAGATGGGATTCCTTGAACTGGAGTCACAAAGTTCAACTTGCGATTCATACTGGTAAAAGGAATGTCATCCATCACAACATTGCTAGTTGTATTCAAGGAGTCCATTACACGAAACTTCTGACCAGAACCAGTCAAAGAATATGAATGTGTGCCACCAGTAGTAGTTACTGTGATGGTTTGAGACAAGCAATTCCAAGTGTAGGAATCTTCAATTTGTCGCTTAGCATCATTGACAAACTTGCCAATCAAAGCAGAATATGTTGTCTCTGAAACAGTAGAAACAGTTGTCTCACGCAAACGAGTGAGTACATCATTGACTAATTCTAGGTATGTCATACTCGTTGTGACCCTTCGATTTCAAATGTTGCAATGACAGAAATGGTAGACCCAGACTCTGATGTAGCAGTCAAATAGTCGCCTTCTTCCATCACAATATACTGGTTAACATCAATCTCAGCATAAGTTGCTTTAGCTGTTAATGTGTACTCATTGGTAATTAGAATACTTGCGCTTGCACTTGAATCGTACCAAGTGAAACTTATGTGCTTATTTGATGAGCCGTTGTTTGATGCGTGTAAAAGTACACACCTAGCGTAATAGCCAGTCGGAACTGTAAACAGCGTAGTTGCTGTTGCAGCAGTTAAATTTGCACCGACTGACCTTGCTCTCATTTCTTATTCCTCTTAGAGATCGCTTTAGCCTTTGCTTTAGCGTCTTCCTTGGACGTTGCGCCCCAAGCTCTAAGAGAAAGTAAAAGTCGGGTAGGCTTTCCATCTTTCATCTCAGCGCCAGGCATATTGCCCATACGTGCTAAAAAGGATGCCCTACGAGGGTTGTCTCCCGACTTGACTGGAGGCTTTAAATTGCCACCTGTTTCTGCATTATACGATGCTCTACCCTTGGCATTCAAGCCCCCTTTCGAGTTTTTTCCAGCCTTTGTTTGCCAAACAGGGGAAGTCATTTCTTCTTAGCAGTCTTAGCTGCCGCCTTAAATGCCGCCTCCGTAGGAGCACCTTTAGAACCAACCTTACGCATCTTTTCCTTAGAACCAGCCTTGATGCGCTCTCTTTTGGCATTGATATTAGCGTATAGACCTTGTTTCATTTCTTTTTCCTTGGCTTAGACATACCAGCAGAACTCAAAGCAATGGCGAGGGCTTGGTCTTTAGACTTAACTACAGGGCCACCTTTGCCAGAATGAAGTTTTCCAGCTTTAAATTCTTTGTATACCTTAGAAATCTTGGCTTCTGCTTTGGTCTTTTTCATTTGCTACGACCTGATTTCTTCATCATATTGGTGGCAGTACGGCTACCACGAACAGGCATAGACTTAGGTTTACCAACAGCAACCATGATGGTTACAGGCATACCTTTAGCCTTCTTAGGGGCTTTAGAACTGGTCATTTTGGGTGATTTTCCGTACATCATTTTTCCTTGGTTATAGGGCCGCCACCTTTCCACGCATCACAAGTGCGGGCGGAAGCACAAGTGAACTGAAACAAGTCACAATAGCCGAGATCAGCGGCTTTGATGAACTCTTCGTCATAAGACAATTCGTCTTCGCCTTCATCCTTCTCTAGTCCACCAATGATGCATTCCATCATCTTAGGAGTCTGGATAAATGCCGCACAGTTACCGCATAACATTGATTTAATGCT